CGCCGCATTCGCCAGAGACCCAATGAAGTCCAACTGCATACATGCTGACACACAACGGGCACGTGTAAACACGGACCCGGCGGCTAAGCTAGGAGAAGTTGGATCAGGGATGAACTGGCCACTAGTAGCGAGGGTGGTGCCAAGTGGATTCACTATAGTGTTAACAGGACGGAGGGCCGTATTGGTAGTCGACCAGTAGAATAAATTGCCGCTCTGGCCAATTCCGCCTGGGCCGTGAAAGCTCGGAAACCACACAAGGTATCCGGCGTTCTCCGCAGCCAGGGCGGGGAAGTTGAGAGTGGACCGTTGCCTCTCAACGATACCTCCTCGCGTGGAGTTACCGGCCAAACGCTCGATAGGACCTTCACAAGGGTCCATAACCAGTTTGGCATAAGAGGCGACCAACGCGTTGGCCGCCATAGCGCTTCCTTTCTTCTTCGACTTCGACTTGTCTTGAGGTTTCTTAGGCCTCTTAGCTTTCTTAGTGTTAGCTCGTTTCATCGATAGATTTGCGAGCTACTGTGTTGGGAATTCGTCTCGTGGCAAAAGATTGCGGGCGGGGTCGACGATAGCCCGATAGGTCACCAGCCTACACTGCCCGCGTAGCCCCTTAAGGGGGCCAGTCTCGGTTTAGAGGTAATCTACCTGGAGAAGCCGATCGAACACCGGATCGGACAAATACCAGGGAACCGACGGTATCGCTCGAATGAGGCGATCCACACGGTGCAGTTCGCTCTCATCGACGCCGTACCTCTCAGACATCATAGTGTAAACGGGAGCGACGTCAATGTCACACCCCTCTATTTCAGTCCAAACCTTATAGTTCTCAGACTCAACTATTCCAGCGCGGTAACTGCCTGGTGTGGCGACCGGTTTACCAAGCCGGTCACACACAGACAGATAAGCGCCGAAAATGGGATACTCACGAGGAATACCCTTCCAGCACTGCGCCATGGAGTACACGAGGTACCCAAAAGCCACCTGAGGATCGTTGGTGAGCTTACGGAATATGTGGAGAGGAGGAGTCCCCACTTTTGAGGCCTTAAGAACCATGCTGGGCAAGTTGATCCAGCGATAGCCTTTCTTGGTAGGGATCCACCACCCTTTCAAGAAATCCACGTCACACTGACGTGGAGCTTCGCGGATTTTCAACACAAATCCCAAATCAGAACCCACCCGACGGAAGGCTTCGTCGGGGGTATCATCCATGCAAATATGTCGATACATACCATACGCCATGGAATTTATATTGTCAGTACCGTTGGAACCAGTAGTCGTGACAATACCTGTTGGGAAAAGGTCTTCAACATGCCCATGGAAGCTAACCCCATTAGCTTCCGCCGTGAAACTGTAACAGGTCAGTTGGCGCTGTACCAGCAACGGCTCTTCGGGAATGCCGATGCGCTGGTACGTGGCGATTTGCACATCCACGCTGTCCTCGGAACGACTTCCATCGAACTTGGAAAAGTCGTTACAAT